AACCGATTGGCCGGAGGTGGCACGCCCGGCACCTGGTAAGGGGCGAACTGCTGCTGAAACGCTTTGCCGAGTTGTTCTTGCGTCATCGGCCCCATCGCGCTGCTCGGCGACAAGTACTGTCCGAACTGCTGTGCGAAAGACTCCCCAAGCTGCGCCTCGGTCATCGGACCCATCATCGAGGTCACGCCCGATGCAGCGCCCGTGGCATACGGGGCGAATGCTTCGGCAAAACCCGCGCCCAATTGGACCTCTGTCAGCGGCCCCATGAGCCCCGCCGCGCTACTTCCCGCGCCACCCGCTCCACTGAGCAACGGACCCAAGAACTGCGCCCCACCCGCTGCGATAGCAGCGAGGATCGCCAGTTCCATCGGGTCTTGCTTGTAAGGATCTTCCGGACGAAACGAGCTTTGGTAAGCGCCGTCCGCGCCGTACAGGTTCGCCATCGCATCCGGGTTGGCGATGTTCTCCTTTTGGCTCAGAGCGTTGTTCTCCGAGACGTAGCCCTGCGGGCCAGGGTTCGTGATCGAGCCGTCAGAGTTGGTCTGAATGCCGCTCACAGGAGCGACCGTGTAGCCGCCGAACGTCTGCCCGCCGCCGTCCCACCCGGAGGCGCTAGGCTGCTGCTGCGCAAGCCATTTCAGCAGTTCCGGGGGAAGCGCATTGCCCGCCCCGAAGGTCTGCGGCATCGCCCATTGCTGATCAAATGAACCTTCCATCTCATCCCCCTTTAGCCCAAGAACACCCACGCGCCGGAGCGGTAGACATAGATCCCCTCGCCACTGCCAGGGTCGTAGTCCGTGCCGTCAAAAGCGCAGACCATCCCCTCACGCGGCCTTGCCGGTTCCGCGTGCAGCACCTGAAGCCGCACGCTTGCCCGCTCGGCGTTGAATTCCTGTGCAATCCGCGCCAGTTCGTCGCGCACCACTTGGGCAAGCGCTTTCGGGTCGTCAGGCAGATAAGCCGGGCTGTAGCTCAAAACCGCCCCCCGCCATCCGGCACTTCAAGTTGGTACGTCCGCAGCGCAATCGGCTGATCGCCCACACCTTCAAGCCTCACAGCAGCGAACCGCCCGCCCTTGGTGAACTGATTGACGTAGTTCGACGTTCCCTGCGTGTAGGAAGACGATGCGGAGTAAGTCGGCGCGTCATCCGGGTTCATCGTGGTCGAGAGCTTCACCGCCACTTGCACACCCGATACAGCATCCACGCGCGGGCGCATCCGGCTAATGCTGCGGATAGCGTCCCCCGATTCGCTCAAGGGAATGCCGGTCTTCTCCAGGTGCCAGTCAATGCTTTCACCGAAGTCGAGAGAGCCAGTGTTTGCCAGGCCAATCGAAGGGGTCGATGTCGCCACCACTAGCCGCGCCTCGTTGGAGCTGGCCTCGTTTTGGCTGTAGACGCTCGTTACCGTCTCGTAAGTCACCGTGGCCGGTTGGCTCGCATAGGTCGTGGCAGAAAGCGCCGACGAGACAAGCCCCGAAGTGCCATAGGTCAAGCCGGAGACGGTGAACTTCGACCAGCCCTCTCCCGGGTTCGCGCTCCAGTTCCACGCCAAAACCGTGTCGCAGTCGTCTTGTCCGGTAGACGGGAAGACAACCCACACCTCAGTCTCTTGCGGGTTCAGGCACACAAAGGACCGCTGCGCGTTAGCGCTGTCCATCGTGGCTGCCAGCCACTTCCTGACGACACCCTCTGCAATGGAGATGGATTCACCGCCAGAGTGCAGGCGTACATCACCGTTGGTCAGGAATACATGGCCCCTCGGGGTCTGGACGACACAGCCGCGATTGAGCAGGCCGTCCTTTCCGGGAAGCTGCTGGAAGCTGAAAACGTCATTGCCGCCGATGTAGCGCATGGCGTACCGGCCCTCTTGCCCGTAGATGACAAGCACATCACCAAGGGGGAGCGCGTCTACCAGGTGCCCGATGCCGACAAGATCCTGCTCGCCTGCGTCGTTCGTTGCGGCGGCAGTCCAAGCAGTCGGGAGAAAGCCCGGCTCGGCTGCGTTGCTCCACATCACCCGATAGGCGTACTTCGTCCCCGCCTTGGTCACAGCCAGGGCAACGAGGAAGTTCTTGAAGGCTCGCAGACTGTCGGCGGCATAGCCGGCCGTCCACCCGCTGATGGTGGCAAGGTTGGTTGCGGTGTTGCCGTTCCAGTACGACGGGTCGTCCACGCCGTTATTCATCACGAGAACGCCGTTGAAGTCGCAGCCGGTCCAGCGGTTGTCCCGGCCGCCTGTAGGCGGCGTGCCGGTGATGTCGGTCCGCGTCGAGCCGTCATCAACGAACACCGTGGCAGTCCCCGCCTGGACGAGGAATCGGGTCGTTGCCGTGCTGTACGTGCCGATCCAATACGGGACGGCGGTCGGGGTCGTGTAGGCAGCGGAAATGCCCTTGCGCTTCTCGGCAAAGCCATTACGGAACCGCACGTTGGAGGCATCCGACCAAATGCCAGGCGCAAGCTCACTCGGCAGAAGGTCGAGGTTGACGCCCTTGCCGCATTCCTGAATCGGAAGGAGCACGTTACTTCCCGATGGCGAGGTAGAACGCGCCGTAACCCGCCGCCCTGGCTCCTGCATCGGACCAAATCGAGGAAGTAAACCCGGTCGTGGACGTACTCTCTACCGTTCCCATCAAGGCGGTGTTCGCTCCAGGAGTGAGGAGAACCATGTAGCAGGCAGTCGGGAACGCAGCGCCAAAGGTGGTTGTCACAGCCGCAACGCCGCTGGAGTTGGTCGTGGTGCCCCACTTGATGATCAACCCACCAGGCAGCGGAATCGAGCCTGCGGCAGCGTGGGTATACGGGGTGAATTCCGACTGGAGAACGGCCTTGATCAACCGCAGATGGTCGTCAGCCTGGGCGAGGGGATCGCCAGAAGGGGGATTTGTAGCTACGAGGCCGAGGATGGTGGTCGAAGACTCAAGAGCCATGATTACCTCGCACGGACCGTGAGCGGCCCACCGTTGATTGCGTTTGCGTTGTCGCTGGACTGCACCGAGTCAATCAGTGCTGCGGTCTTTTCCGCCCACATCGGGATGCGCGAGTCGTCCTGTGTGTACAGGACGGACTCAACGAGCGATGCGAACAGGTACAAGTCGGGGTGGTTGGTCAGCAGCCAGTTCGTGCTGTTCGATGCCAGCGCGGGGATTTCTTCGTAGTACGTGCCCGCAACACTGCCAGTGCTCGGCCAGAACACCGCCTCAGTCTTGGTGACTGCGAAGTACCGCGCAGGGCCTGCATCGGGATACTGCCCACGAACCCACTCCAGAGGACGCGGCTCCAGCGAGCGCGAGGGAGAGGCGTCGTAGCGCAGTTCCTTGAAGGCCAGGAACCCGGCAGGGAGAGTGATGGCAGCAGATGCAATCGGCGTGGAGGCTAGCGTCTCCTCCATTGCGCGCACACGCAGGACGCGGTTGAATCGCGCTTCTGCGAGGCGGATGAAGTCGGGAACAAGTGCGGCAAAGCCTGCATCGCCGTCGCGGTGCGCCCAAGCGATAACTGCCGCTTGCAGTTCCGTGTAGTTGGAGATCGCCATATCAGCGCTTCAGGTAGGGCTCGTAATGAACGAGCAGCGGATTGGCCTGAAAGTAGGCGCGGATGAATTTCTTGCGCTCTTGCTGGTCGCGGATCTGTAGAACCTGCCCGTAAACGTCAGGGGGGAGCGTCCCTACAGTTCGACCCTCGCCCCAGCGCCTGCCATCGTTTGCCTCGCGAGCAAGCGCGGCCTGCTGCAGGTAAGGCTCCATGTCCACCGTCTTTTGGATAACGATGGAGTCATCCTCGAAGTGCGTGCGGGTCTTGATGCCCGTCGCTTTGGAGGTACCTTCGTCAATGGTCAGGATGGTCATGGGTTCCGGCGTCGTCTCGACGTTAGGAGAAAGAAAAAAGCCACCCGGAGGTGGCCTGTCTCAGTTGTTATCTATGTGCGTCCACGTTCGTCCTTCTAGGACTGCGGCAACGGCACTTCTTGAGCAACCAAGCTGCTTCGCCATCTTCGTTTGGGAAACCTGCTTGTTGGCTCTGATGTACTTCACCTTCTCTGCATCGAGCACAGCGGCATGGTGCGCTGCTCCCGTCTTGAAGGTCGATGTTCTGCGGCCTTTGTTAAAGGCGTCTCTCACGTTCTCGGATGCACTACCCACGCGCAAGTGCGACGGGTTCACACATGAAGGGTTGTCGCACATGTGCATGACAACCATCCCATCAGGAATCAGTCCGTGGTGAATCTCATAAGACAGGCGATGAGCGAGTACGAAAGGCGAACCCTTGCCACCCATCTGAATCTGGCCGTAACCCCGTTGGTTTCTACTTCCACCAACCCACTTCCAACAATCCTCAGAGGGCTCGACATACCGCCAGAACCTTTCTTCTAAGGTCCCTCGCGCTCTCGTTCCCACCGGCACCAACCCGGCCCGCCTCAAACGCATGTAATGCGTTGAGCACAAACCGATGGCCGAAACAGCCTTGCTACACCCATCTTCCGAGCAGACAGACATACAACCCCTTTCGCTTTCGCTACTCAGGATTGTATGTTAGTTCAGCTACCGCTTAAGCAGTCAGATCGCTGATTTTCCACTGCGCCGATTCGCTGGTCGTGCGGATGCAAGCATCCACCAGCACCTGCTCACGCTCGCTGTCGCCAGACTTGCCCAGCTTCGCGGATTGGAAGCTACGCAGGTAAGCAGCATCGTTGTACTCGTTGTTCAGGCCGTAGACGACCGTCGCGCCGGACATGATGTAGTGAGGAACGATCTCCATCTCACCGAAGTCGCTCATGTAGACATCAGCGCCACCGATGATGTTGCCCTGCTGCTTCTTGCCAACTTGGAAGCGGTTGACCGCGATACCCGTAAAGGTCGAGAACGTGCCCTTGTGCGAGGCAGACATAACGACCATCGGCGGCACCTTGCCGCAGGAGTTGAACGTCGCCTGCGCAGCGGCCTTGAGCAGCGTTTCCGTGAAGGCACGGGCGGTGCCGGCAGTCGGAGCGACCAGCGCAGCGCCGGAAGTATGCGCCGGGGTCGAGCCACCCGTACCATGCTGAGCGTTCGTGTAGATCAGCACGCCTAGGCCGGCCGACTTCGGAGCCGTGGCGGCCGCACCAGCAACAGCCGGGTTGGACGACAGCGCCATCGCTTCCATGTCACGCTGGAGTTCCTTGTACGCCTTGGCCTTGTGGTAGGCCAGAGCGGACTTCATGCCGGCCTTCTTGACCACTTCAGCGCGACCGGACACAACGATGGTGTCTTGGAAGATCTGGCAGTAGTTCGCCACACGACCCGGAGCGGTCTTGGCCGAGCCGGTAGCATCGTCACCGTCAAGGGCGGCGTTGTCCTTGTTGGCAGAACGCAGGGTGTCGCGCTGCCACTCATGGTAGGTGTTCTCCGCAGTGGCTTTACCCATGCTGGAGATGACCGGGGTTTCTTCCGGGTTCGTGTTGGTGATCTTGTCGATCAGGTCTTCACGGGCGTTCGTACCCACCGTGTAGCGGGTGTAGGTATTGGTCGGCAGAGCCATTTTGGTTTCCTCTGTGGTCGCTTCTCAGCGATGCATTAACTATTTGCGATGTAAGCCGCAAGGTCGCTCAACTTGGCTTTCCCGGAGGAGAACCGCTTGTTGAGTTGTTCGGCCCGCTGCTCGTTCTTCGGCACGCCCTGGCGTTGCGGTGGCAGCTTCGGTGCTTCTTTCACCTTTGCCGTCACTTCAGCCTTCTTTTCCTTGAGCCCCTGGTAAGCCGCTGCATCACGCATCAGCAGGACCAAGGCAGGGTCGGTAATCGCGGAGAGACGGTCCTTGGGGATGCCGTACTTCGCGCTTACCTTGTCGTAAATCTCGACCAGCTTGGGCTTGTCGATGCCCTGCTGCCCAAGCACGCCCCATGCGCGGGAAATCTCCCGCTGCGCCTCTTCCTGCTGCGCCTGCGTCATCTTCTCGCCCTCTTGGCGCTGGCTCTGTTCAAGCCATGCCACGTAGGCGTTGATGTTGTCCGCGCGTTGCTTCTCGACGGCCCATGAAGCCGGATCAACCTGCGCGAGCTGTGCAAGCTCCTGGGGACTCTTCAAGCCCGCGAGTTGCAGAGCGACAGTACGTGCCACCTGCGCCTGCTGCATGAAGTGGTTGCGGCCCTCTTCGAGCTTCGCCGCCACCGCCTGCGTTACCTCACGTTCCTTGTTCGCCAGCTCCTGCGTCTTGCGGGTGTAGTCCGCGTGACGCTGATAACCTGCGATGAGTTCCTTTTCGTCTACCTCGATTGCGGTATCCGACCCGTCCTCACCCTTGACCGGGACTTTGAATTTCAGGCCGCTTGTCTGCTCTTTGGGCTTTTCGGACTCCTCCTCTTCGGATTCGTCGTCAGCAGGTGCTTCCTCTTCCTCACCTTCGGAGTTGCCCTCTTCGGATTCCTCGGGGTTTTGGCTCTCTTCCTCTAGGTCGGCCTCGGGGTTATCGACCAGGAATTGAGCCACATCGTCAATGGAGACGGGGCCGGTATCGGCTTGTCCGTTGGACATTGATTTTCACTTTCAGTCTGAACCCTCCCCCACATCCACCGGGAAGGGCTAAGGCGCGTCTCTCGACGGAGGCCCGTAAGGTAGGTGGCTACCGGGAAAACGTGCGGCGCAGAATGCTCTGCCCCACCGATTCATTGCGTGCGCTGTCAATATCCAGGCTACGAGACGCGAACTTGCCCGCTTCGACGTAGCCCGCCAGAATGCCCTCAAAGGTGTCGGCAAGCGTCATCAGTTGGTGCGTCAGGACTAGGCCCTCCTTGTCACGGACAGACACCTCGCGCCACTTGGCAACGACTGCACCGCGCAGGGCTTCCATCGCGTCCTTGTAAGCCTGGCTCTCCAGGACTTGAGCCGCCTCAAGCCCCCGGTTGCTGATTTGCTGCTCGGTCATTCGCGTCCTGTTTCTGTGCGGCGTTGAAGGCTGCGGCCTGCGCCTTGCCCTGCTGGTTGATCAGAGCTACCTGAATGCGCGTTTGGTTGTCCGCATCCGTCTTGTAGCGGTCAAGCTCCAGTCGCAAGCCCTCTAGCTCGCGTTCGTGCATGGCTTTCATCGTCTCGCGCTCGGAATCGCGCTGGTCGTTTGCGGCTTGAAGCTCCAGCGTGCCCCGCGTCTCCATCAGCTTGGCCTGAGCCCGAAGCTCCTCGATCTGCATGGTCCGCTGCGTTTCGGCTTGGAACTTCTGCGCATCGGCTGCGAGCTTGGCCTGCTCCAGCATGATCTCGGGCGGCGGCCCAGGCTGCGGAATAGGCTGCTCGCCCGGGTCTTCGTAGAAGTCACCAACGTTCTTGAACCCGGCGTTTTCCACGATCTTGCTGACCGTGTTGTAGAGGTTCTTCGGCTTGATCAGCAGCGGTCCAACCGGGGATGCGGCCAAGGCCCCTTGCTGCGTGAAGATGGCTTGCAACAGTGCGGCCTGCTGCTGCTTGTCACCCGTGCCGAGGCCGACATTGATCGTCATGTCGTAGCCGTCGCGCCATTCGTTCGGGTCGATCTGCACAAAGTCATTACGCAGGCGGAAGGCCAAAGGCTCCATGCCGCCCTCGGTCAGCAGCTTGAAGATGCCCTTGAAGATCGGCTTGACCAGCGTTTCAGCGAAGATGCGAGCGATCAGCTCAATCCGAGCAGCGGCAGCGTTGGCCGTCTGCATCACCTCCGCTGCGGTGCGGTCGTGGCGAAGGGCGTTGCCGTCGATTCCCTGCATGGCGCGGGATACACCAGTGCGCTGCTCGCGCATGTGGTCGATGTACTCCAGCATTGGGAACATCTGACCGCCTACCCAAGGGGTAATCATTTCCGTCACGGCGTCCACGCTGCGCATACGGACTCCGCGACCCGGCGCAGAAGTCAACAGGTCGTCCATGTTCGCAAGCGGACTCCACTGCGCGTCAACAAGCACTTTCTTTTGAGGGTTGTTCGCCAGGACAGCGCTGTTGACCATCTGGCGGGTCAGCTCCGTCCGCAGCTTCTGGAGGTCGCTGACCGTCTCCGCCACGCTCATCCCGTCCCAGCGATGCGGATTCAGGATCGGGCTAGAGGTGGCGAACGGGACTTCTTCGGCTTCCTCGTTCTTGAGGATCTTGTTCTTGAGACGATAGACACAGCGCCGTTCTGCGATGCCGTCACCGTCATAGTCCACAAGGACATACTCAATGCGCAGGAAGCCTTCCGTTTGGCTTTCGTCGTCGCTGTCCGTGCGGGACGCAAGGTTCAGGTTCTCGGTCGTCGCGGAGCGGCTGTTGCGCAGGGTCTTGTCTGCGCTGCTGTTGTCCGCGTCGGAGTCAATCAGGTCGTCAGCAGTAACATCCTTGTAGCCCATCTCATGCAAGTCGGAGAGGGTGACGCGCAGGTTACGGGCAACGTAAGGGCAATCGGAGAGCATCGGGCTCGTCCAATCGCGCTTGATCAGCAGTTCCTCGGGCGGGAACGCCTCCACTTTGACGGATGTTTTTTCCTCGTAATGGGCAATGCGGGCGTCGTAAACCGTGACGAGTGCCGGCTGGCCCATCTCGTCCATGCCCTGCATCTGCGTCGGGGTCGCCGCCTCGATGGTCGCGTCCTTGCCAGCCTCGGACAGGACCATTTGCAGCATTTCAACGGACGCACCCTTGACCGGCGTGACCGTCTTGACGCGCTTCGTTTCCTTGCGCCACATGACAGCGCAGTTCTTGACCGTGAGAGCGTCCTTGAACGCCGTGTACAGGGTCAGGAAGC